AGTCTGCGAACATTGATTCTATCAAGAGCAGTGGGATTTCTTTGAGTAGTTCTCTGTCCGAAGATAGTGATGCCTTGTTGTGGGAAGTTGACGATTGGGTTGACAACATTACCACCGCTGTAAAGGCTATCACGATCACCCTGGTTGAGCTTTACTTCAGTCTCGCTAGGCTTGGTTAGGCGACCTCTGCGGAAGCCAGCAGGGGCAAACCAGCTATCAGCCACAGCATCAGTATAAGCCATTTGACGAGCACCGAAAATTGATGGATCGAACCAGCGATCTTTTCCGTCAAAGACAGAGAATACTTTTACATGGGGCCAGTAGATTGCAGCGTAAGAGCTATTGATTGCCTTAGCTCTAGAGCCTGCGGAGCTTGAAGACTTGCCGTTACTCCAATCAATAGCCTCCTGTACACCACCGATTGCATAGGGTGGAGCAACTAGAGCTAAGAAGTTTTGAGTAGTCTCAGCTAGGGTAACTAGTGCATCTTGAACTGATTGAGTATAAATTCCAGGGACAAGGGCAATTCCAACATTTAGAATTGGATCATCAAGAGCCTGCATTCCTGTTTTTGGTTCTGCTGTTGCAGTACCAATGAGGGCTGTTGCATTTTCATTAGCAGTTCCAGTTCCGTTAGTTCCACCAGCGAGGTTGGTTGCAGCAGATTGGATAAGCTTGATGAATCTACCACCTTTATCACTAGTTGAAGTGTATGTGGTAGCGTCTCCAACACCATCACCCTCTCCAGGCTCAGGAAGAAGAGCTTGAGTTGTTACGCTAAATATTTCTGCTCCAAAGAGGGTTCCAGCGTGACCAGTAAAGTCTGTAAGACTTGCCGCAGTAGCATCAGCACCTGCTTTGTATAGATTACCTTTGATGATATCAGAAACAGCATCAGTCTCACCTGTATTAATTACATCTTCAATGAAAGCTCCTGATCCAACAAAACTAGTTTTGAAAGTTTCGTAGGCTACTCCATCTTCATTTACAACAACACTAAAGTTTTGTGAGCCTAGGCCATTGATTGTGATTGAGTTACCGCTAGTGTCACCATTAATTTTTACTCCACCATTGTAACCAGCACCAGGGTATAAGCTTTCTACTACATAAGCAGCAGCATTAGCACCCGTAGCCTCAAAGGTAGATCCATAAACTTTTAGTGCTGAAGCGTAAGAACCTGAAACACCGAAATTAGTAGCTCCACCACTTGCAGAGTTGACCATTCTAAGAGCAGAAACACCTAATGCTTCGTTGAAGCTCGTACCGCTACAGGCTGATACAGACAGGTAAGCTCCTGATCCTGCATAAGAACCTACGACAGCACCAGAAAGACCAAGACCTCCCGTGGTAGAGTCTCCATCATCAAATACGCCTAAATGTTCAGCATCGAGCGCACCACCTAGTACACTTCTCAGAGCAGCCCCTTGGTTGCTGGCAAGTCCAGTATTGATAACAAAATCTTTACCAACTCCACCGTTATCTAGGAATTTAGCAGTTCCATTGTTATCGTAAACTTGAATTCTAAGCGTTAGTGCGCTTGCAGCACCGCCAGTACCACCAAAGCAGTTTCTAGCATCGGCAGTAGCTGCTGGTCCTGACACGATAAATGCAGGGCAAGAACCTACTGACATAGAAGCTGAAGCATCAACAGCAGTTGAATCATTTGCAGCCCTGACAAAGTAGACGGAGTTTGTAGTCTCTAGAATCTCAAGAGCACCTTCAAGACCTTGACCATCAATGTCCTCACTTGGACTTCCAAAAGTTCTGATGAGCTTGTTCTGATCAGTAATCAGAGTAGCTTTGTTGGTTGGGCCTTTAGAGGCGAAACCAACGATACCAACGATTGAAGTGTTAATCGAAGGTGCGTAATCAGAAATGTCTTTTTCAATGGTGTATACACCAGGGCTAACAAAATTAGGCATAGCTTATTCCTCAAGCGTTAGAAATTTTAAAAACTCTGCGTCTGTGTAGAGTTTTTATTTGTTCCGTAATGTAAGACTCAGGAACAACAATACTTTCTCCTGGCCTCATAGATCTTTCTTTGCACCCCGTTTCTGTTTGGAAAAAAACAGTTATGGTCTGCATACAATCGTTTTTTACTACTTTCATAACGAATTCTCTCCTTATTATTTACTCAGCGTAATTATAAATTGTGAAACTTTTTTATCCACAAAGATCAGAAACTATAATTCTGATTGTTGGGGCTGAGTTTTGTTCATTAGGTTCAGTTACAGTCTGATAAATATCTGGGTAAAGTCCAAAAACATATTCTCCAACAGATGTCGTGTATGTTTCTGGGAACACTAGAGTTCCTCCAAAAGAACCCCCTGGAGGCAGGGATGGAACTTCTTGAGTTCCTACTAATTGTGCATCAGGATAAAACTCCTGGGCTGCTGTTACAGTTAAGATTGCCTGGGATGGAGCATTCTGAGTATCTAAAAATCTCCAAAGACCCACTGTGCATTCTTGCGAAGCATCTTGTCCAACATTTTTTATATTATATGAATATACGATATTTGGTGGTGGAGGAGGAAGTTGCGGAGTTCCTGTAGCTTGTGGGTTACAGTGGTGGTATGCTTGTACCATATTTGTTGGTGGGTAAATACCCGTTCCTGAAGCAAAAACTTCAATCTGCCCAGACCCATAGTTACTTGTAAATAATTCTAAAACAAGATCAGGCTTGGGGGCGTCTCCTGTACTAATACTTTCACCAGTATCAGGATCAACATCACTAGCAAAACCTGTTCCAACAAATACCTTACTTTGAGAAGCTGTAGTAAAAACTACTGAATGGGGAGGCGCTCCATGAGAAGCAATAACATCTCCCATTAAAGAAATTTTTGCATTCTCAACAAAAACATTTTGAGAACCTGGACCGATAATTACAGATCCCCCAGTATCTATCTCAACTCGACACGCGCCCTTTCCTCCTACAAAGACTCTACTACTTCCCGTCTGTATATCTCCGCAAGTAGCTGGGGCACCTTGATTTGCTACTAAAGGCATTATGTTATTTGAATTTTAAATTCTTCAATCTCGCCTGTTGAAGTGACGAGAAACTTTGGACTAGGAATATAAGTTCTAAGAGTAATGTTCATTGTTTTCTTTAGAACTCTATCATCCTTATCATTAGCAGTCATAGATCCAACTGCTTCCTCAGATTCGAGAAACGCTTTTGCCAAGGTTGAGTATTCAGTAGGAACATTCATCTCAGGATTAAACTTAAGACGAACCTGCTCCAGTATCTGGTCCATATCAGACATATACTTACACCAGATATTGAGTTGGTAACGAACATTTACAGGACGGGGAGCCAGACTAAGAATTCTAATTGCCCGATGCTTTTCCTCATCCCAATATTTTTCATGAACTAAAACACTCTCATATCTTCTGCGATCATCATCGTTATCAGAAACCGTCTGCGCTATCGAGAGTATTGGAAGTATGATGGTATTCTCTTGTTTTAGTTTCGCAATTGCTCTTTCAGCATTACCATGAATGCATTTGATATTTACAAACTTATCTTCTGCATCGAAGTGCCCGATATCATTAAAAGACGCAATCATAGATCTAAGTGACTCTCGATAAACAAAAGAAATATTAGATTTAGCTTGAGTCATCTTGAAGATCTTAGCCCGTACATCACTTTCTCTTGTAGAATACTTACTACTTCTGCTATCTACAGCAGAAGTTTCCCAAGTAACATTTAGACCAGTATCATCTGTAAATTTGAAATCAGCCATCTATCCCTGCATATCCTCCAATGTCATCGCTGACATTGGTAAGTGGGGTGTCCTGAATCGTATCAGAATCGCGGAGGAGTTTAGCAGAACATACTAAGTGATAAACACCGTATGCTTCAAAGCTATCCTCAACCACCTCGAAGATCTCGTACTTCTGCTCTTGGAACATGGGCTTGATCACATCACCAGGGATGACAGACCTACCTAGCTTGCGCTCGATATAGCTTTTATTGAATGTAAAAAGCTGATCATTAGTAAGCTCAATACCGAATTGAGTAAGCTCCTCGCTCATAGCCACAGGATCGTAGTGACCATGAACGGTTATAGGAGTCTTAGCAATAGGCTTAGTTTTAGATTCCATGTATACTTCATCATACTCATCAGTTTGATAGTATTTGTAGAATAGAAACTTAGAACCAGCAAGACGAATCATCTCGTCATCTACAAGGTTGAACAAATTGATATCAGGATTATCCTGATCAAATAGGTTCAGAAGCCCCTCACCCTCGTCCAAATCTGGAAGCTGAGGGAGCTTCGTAGTTACCTTGTAGTTTTTATTTTTCATCTATCTCCAGCCATTTTTTTGAAATCTGATTGTTGTTCGGCTGCGCCTTGGCCTGGAACCTTTTTTGTAGCAGACCCAAGACCAGATCCTTTAGCTCTTTTTTCAGCCCGTCTGCGATTCATAGCACCTTGAACAGCATCCTTAGCTGTTAGATTAGTTTTTGTTCCTAACTTTTTGTCTACATTAGCTTGGGTTTTTTCGGCCTCCCTTTTAACTAGTGGGTCTCGCATCTTTTCGGTGCCCCCATCTTTCATTCTTTTTTCACCATATTTAGAAGCGATTGGACCAGCAAAGGCTTCCGCAAGAATAGTAGCAGCTAATTTATAAGTATTCCAAATTGATTCTTCCATATCTTTCTCCTCTTCGGGTTTTGGTTTTCCAGGCACCATTTTTTTAGCTGCGCCTACCGCAGCTTTTTTAGCAAGCATTTTAGCACCCATTTTAGCCGCGCCCATAGCTAAAGGAGCAAGGAATGCTGCCTCGTTAACAGAGTGGTTTAAAGCATCAATATATTTCATTTTATTTTCTTTTATTTTTTCTACACCTTCAATGGTGCCTTTATTTTTGGAGGCGTAGAAAACTTCCTCGCCTTTCTTTGAACCATACTTCTTCTTCATAGAAGCCATGATCTTTTTTCCTTTAGATGTTAGTGGCATCAGAACATTGTGAACACAGGAGGTTCTTCGATTTCAGATAGAAGCTCTTCTTTGAGCTTTTCTTTTTCTTGCTCACTTTGTTGAGTTAAAGCGGCTCCATTCAAACTAGCCCCACCTCCTGGGGAGGGTAGCGAAGAATACTTACCACGAATTTCCCCTAGGACACCCTTAGCTACTGCTAAGGCATATCTTTGGATCCAATTCTTATAGTAAGGATGCATAGTTGCAGTATCTAAACCACGATAAACTAGAACAACTGTTTCTCCATTAAGAGCAGGAGCAGGATATAATTGTAAAATGTTACCATTGATTACATCCCAGGATCCTTCTTGACTAAGAATCTTTCTAATCATTTCTAGGTTCATCTGCATCAGATAATAATCTGATACTGCAAAATTACTAAACAGGAAATTATCTTGGAAATACTTGATAAAGAAATCAAACTCCAAAGTTCCTGCCATGTTCTGTATACTAAGTAAAGACTTTTTATAGACGCAGTAGTTAAGGCTATTAGCTATATGTGTTGGAAGCATATAAGCGTTAACTCCTGCGGAAGTTTCAAATGCTGCCATCTGAGTACACCAGAAAGGAGCATGATAGTCTAAATTAGTAATAGATTCATCTAT